GGTTTTTAACGAGTCGGGCCACGGGCCCACAGTATTCCCCTTGCCTCTCTACTAGACGGGTGCTAGTAAACCATTATGGTGGCTAGAGTTGGACTGGGTCACTAGTACCCATGTTGGTCCACGCACACACTATTTACACTATGTACAATACCTAAACTTCTCTTAATACGCGTACAGTTGGGTCTGTAGTGCTGACAGCGCTAGACCTTTCTCGATGGCCTGAGAGACATACGACGTGATACTTGAAAAAACTCCGATCCGGGACTTAGACCTGTATAACGACATAACACGCACGACAGAAGCATTCAAAACGGAGTACAACGCGGGATGAACCAGACCTATCGCCTTAGTCAAAGGCTCACCGAATAACCACCCTACTGCTTCACTTCTCGTTAAGCCACGTCGCTCCAGATCTATAATATCTCCGGTCAACGACGGCCAGTTCGTGGCTGCCCACTTGAACACACTAAGACCCCGTATAGACAAGACCTTTCGCACGTCTTTCCAACGCGCGAAGGTCGCTCGGTGCCTACCGTACGTGGAGCCGTCGGGCTCTGGAGTCACAGATGACTCGTGCGCAGGCAGGGCCGCCGCCAGATAGAACTCCTGCAGAGTAGCGGTCGATATTTCTAGATCCAGCACTAGCCTGGTTCTGAGTCGTCGATTCAAGACCCCAGCCGCCTGCTTTTGCTCTCGCTTGTGCCTCGATCGCGCTGCCGACGATATAGCCGGGACATCGTCAGCTGCTACCTTCTGCACCAACTCGATGTGGGCCAATAGCTCGGCCTCCGATTCAGACACTGGCATCCAAGAAGAGTAATACTTCGTTATCCGCCTTTTCGTAAACCCGGTAGAGTTGACCACCTTCAGATTCTGAGGTAGTCTAAGTTTGTGTAACCTGCCGCTTAACATAGTCTCACCGTCCCATGGTTCCACGCCCAGTCCTCTTGGCAACGGAATCTGCAGCCACACCTGTGACAGGTGGTGCTCTTGTGACCACGTCTGCTTGACCGACGCCCAAGCCTTGTCGAGCTTGTCCACTGGGCCACCTCTCCGCCTAATGGTGTATAAAGCGTCGCGGATAGCTGACATACTAGTTGCGTCGTCCAAAGGCTCAGGATTCCACGGCTTCCGCTGAACTATTGACGGAACACTGCGAGACATATAACCTTTCAGCCCAGTTGGTGAATACCATAGCCTGAGGAATTCACTCTGCTGGTGTAAGACACCAAACTTACCGTCTGCTCCTCTTGCGCCAATTGCCTCGTAGAGCACACGAAACAGCAGAACGTGAGCATAAGACGAGGAGGATATAGCACTGTCATCTCCACGCAACCACACTGAGAACTGCTCGGACGTCAGTCCCCACTCGGACAAAATGTCCCTAACCATTGTGCTCATGACCAAGTTCCAAGCGTTACCAGCCAGTGTTGTCCAACGTAGGCCGCTCATCAGTCCGCCTAACACTTTGAAAATCCGAACCGGAGGCATTTGGGCCGGAGTTGACAGCGTAGATTGAGTAAAAGAAGTTAGCACATCATCGACAATCCGGTCGTACTCATCCAGCTCATGTAAAGGCACTGCTGATCGTGTTGTCCGACATATTTTCGTAAACATAGCGACCAGCTCCAGTGTGGTCGGCTGATGATCGAAACCCTCGAAGTCAAAGGGAAGATTCCATGAACTCCTGATCTTCTCCCACATCTGCCTCTGTCTTCTGGTCTGCTCAACTACGTCTTCCTCGATCGTGCTACCGGGCCAGTCTTTATAAGCGTGGTTCATCCACCGAGTCAGCCATTCCATCTTCAGAAATATAGGCAGATCGGAAGCTACAGCCACCCTCACTTTTGACAGCTCTGATTTGATAATGGCGTAGTTGACCTGCGATCTTGATTCTTCCACAGTTGGATAATACTTGTTCAAGTCGACCACTTCAGGTACAAGATTCTTCCGCGCTTTGAAACTACCGGCATCGTCGTCCCATGACCATTCGACCCGCCCTACGCTGGATGCCCCGGCCGTGGCCCAATCGCCGGATAGTACAAAGTCCTGAAACTGAGGTACGGACACTTCCTTAGGATAGACCGCGAGCAAGCGATCCACCGCCGACAAGAATGAAGGGGCTAGATCTCGGCGCTCTAAGCCATGATCTTCCCCTCCATGCGCCAAAGCTTGTGTTTCCGCAACTGCGTCAAAGCCTGGAAAAGGGAGATTGCGATAACCCGTCAGTCCGGCACACTCGACCACATTCATCCGCTCGATCGTCTCAGCTACGGGGTACTTCTTGCACCATGAATTAACTTGTTTCGCTACTGCTGCGAAATGGTCGGATCCGGCCTCAAAAGCTCCTAGTTCTACATAAAAATTCCACCAGTCGAACTTGTCTGTGGACAGAAGCTCTGCTGCCCAAAGTACGTTGCACACGGTAATGTAATCAAATCCCAACAAATGGTTAGCCCTGATGACCAGTTCTGACCAGCGCTTCGAGTTGAAATAGAACCTCGCGACGTCACGGAATCGCGATCGACGAATAGCCAAATCGCTCTCTGTTCTAGCGGGCCAAACCTTCAGGACATCGTCGTCATGTATCCTCGGAGGCAAGACCAACACACTGCCAAGCACTTGCTGTTGCTCAGCGGTCCACACAGCGCTACTTTTAGGAGTTACCACTCTGGCCCGCATCCAGCCGATAGTCAAGGGGGTAATCTCTTGTGGCGGCAGCAATGTGGTTAGAGGTTTGAGCTCCTGCAGCAGACTTGAACTAGGGTACACCCCAGTCCTCGCGGTATGGATCAACCGCGCTAATACGTTGTGTGGCCATTTTACAAGGTGAGAAACTCTTAATAGCAGGGCGCTACCTATCTGCCCTAGCCATGAAGAATTTGTACTCACCTCGTTAGACTGCCACTGAATCAGGCCGTTGATCCAGTGGCTAGAGGGTTTGACGGCGTCGGAGCCACCGACGCCGAGTCCAAAGTCTTAGACAACGCTATCCCTATACCTGTCACCGGCGGAGTAACCGGTTTGATTTTCGCGGCTTCTGCTACAACCACTATCCGCATCGATTGCCCCCAAATAGATCCGTCAATCTCGTCGGGCGAAGTGACGAACTCAGTCCTAGGCATTAGTCCGTTAAGCATCAATTGCGGTACGAACCCTGCTCGGTACCCAGCCGATATCTGCCCAAACGCCATCATGTTAGCTTGCAGACTGCCAGGGATTATACTGGATCCAGTCATCCCCATCCTCGCCAACCACAAGGTACTCCAAGCGTAAGGTTTACCGACTGTGGTCGCAGAAAGTGCTCCAGCCATCGCGAAGTCATTTACAGCGGTGTGTTGATACACCGGCCCTGTAGCTTGCGCCACTGCTACCCCTGACATAATTCGCATCTGATACCCAGTCGCGAGCGTAGGGTCTAAAGCAGGGAACAGCCTAGCATTCCACATTTCCGCCTCCGTGTCTTGTCTTATTTGAGTCTGAGGAATCAGAGGTCGCGGGTTGATCAAGAAAGGGCCAACAAAGCCGTTTAGTAAAGCTATCACACAACCAGCAGGAATACCTTTTGTAGAATCTGCTCTATTGTTCAACGGGTAAGGAGACATGCTCATAGGTACTTGCTCGAGCATTGCGTAGATCCAAGTGTCACACAAGAACACAGGTGCCATCGAGTCCATCGAAGCTCCTGCCGCGTTAATAGGAGCTATGATATTTTGACCTATGAAAGGCGGACACCATATGTCATACACAGTTGCGGCGGAAGAATAGTATAACCGAGACAGAGCAAACTTCGTACACCCGAAATAGAGACGTCTCTGAAACACCCCCATACTCGGAGCCACTAGCTGATTGTTTCCTCCAGATGTTGGCAAATAATGATTCCGTATTAACTTGCCTACTTGATGGTTCGCTCCCGCGTCATAAGCCCCATTCCACACAGTTGTGGTTACGCCTAACGCTGCTCGATGAACACAAGTGACCGCCGCGAGCATTCGAGCTTGAATAGTCAGCCAGTACAGAGACCTCATGTCCGTGAATGTTGCGGGGAGCTCCGATCCTGGCATTGACCCTGCTACTGCCACATATCCAAACACCAGCTTGTTCCAGGCTACACTGTCAGTCATTCCTATCACGAAGTCCCGACCTGGGGCTACGTCTACAGGAAAGTCCTGCTGAAGCTGAAGAGCTGTCCTGCCTATAGCATTCAGAGACACCTGACCGAGCGGAAGATCCATTAATCCTTGAAACGTCCGAAGTGCTGGATACCTTACCGCCAACGTTGCCATAAGCTCAAAAGACCGCGTCACTTCTTCGCCGATACCTACCAATGAATTAATAGACGACAGGACCGACATGACGTCTAACTGATCGATCAATGCGGCGTAAGACACTATCAGCTCGGCTAAGTCATACTCATGAAATTGCGCTGGTCCAGTTCCGCAAATAGCTAAAGGAGTGTCGGCTGGAAGACCTGTTGTAGCCACCGGTCCAGAAATAGGTGAAAGCATCGACATAGCTAGAGCCGTGGCTGATGTCACTGGGTCACGCTCCGGCGACCGTCGCGGCAGCACCAAATCAAGGATGATCTCACCAGGAAGATACACCAAGGACGAAAAAGGTACATATTTAACCGAACCCTGAGCGCCGGTTAGAGGATGCGTAACATCCAACTCTATTGTGGTCGAAAAAGCTGGATAATCCGTCCATCCTAGCATCCAGATAATCAAATTCAACATCGGAGACCTTCCGTTCCTGAAGATCACTGGTGGCACATACTTAGCTCCACGTTTACGGTGGTCCGGAACGGAGCCGATGCACATATGAAACGCTACTTGTCCAGACGCTCCGCCTCGAAACGGAAACACTGAGGTTATCCCTCCAAACCCCTCTCCAAATGGGAGTGCTGCGTCATTGACGGTCAACGTCGAGTGGTTATTTTTGATGGCCGTATACGGGTCAAAAACCCCCCCCAGGCCATGCAGAGGCAACTGGTTATAATCAGCATTCCACGCCATGGTGTGTTTCAACAACATCAGCTTCATGACCCACGGATACATGTCCAATCCATATATACATTGCTGCGATCCCATGTCCATAGTATCATTGGCATTAAAGCCATTTATGGTCCTTGTGTCGGCGCGACCAACATTTCGAGCCTGCAGAATAATGCCTTCATTCACCTTCTCCCATATGTTGGTTGGCTCGAGCTGTCTACCCATCAACGGTAATGGAGTGGCGAACAGCCATGAAGTACGGTACCCTGAAGCTACCCACACGTTGTTAATCACATCATACAAGTCTCTAGGGTAAAGCAACGAGTCGGGGACTGCTAAAGCCACGTCCGAGTCGAGACCGTTTCCGACATAAGAGCCTTGACCTCTGAGGACTTGCGAGTATGGAGTTGACAGATCCAGGGGATTAGCCGCTGACCGCAATGTTCCTATAGTCATCGCTACGGCCCCAGGATTCGTAATAGGTTCGAGACCGTCTACAGCCACCAAAGCGGCTAGCGCCGGTCTGGCTGTAACGTCTTCCATGCTCACCGACGTAACCACGTTGCCATTCAAAGTATGCATGTCTCGGTTATGTCGAGCTGCTTCCTCTTCCAACACACGACACTTCTCGTACCAATCATAAGATCGATCGAAAAGTGACGGGAACAATACCTCTACGTGCAGACGTCGGTAAACGGCCTCATCCGCTAAAATCCTATGCATCTGTTCTGCTCCGTGGCCCAAAATAGTAGCCTGTACGATCTTGCCTTCCCAACAATCGGGTACCCAGTCTGCCCCGAATGCACAGTGTGCCACTTTGTACAACCATCGCGAACTAGCAGACTTTGCCAATGCATACCTAAGCATGTCTCTTTGCGTCTTAACGGTTTGTTTAAGCCGTAGTAACACAGATCGATCAGAATGGGCAGCCTGAACCACTGACTTTGCGACTTTCGGTGGCTGACCTTTCGGTTTAATTTTCGGAGTAGTTGGTTCAGCCACGATCGGGTTTTGGGATCGCGAGTTGGCTGAACCGTTCTTACCCTCACATGGCTCTGTCTCGGCCGGTGGCTCATCGTCACCCGCCCAAAGTGGCTGATATTGGTTTGACACTGTTATGCCATGGATAGTAAACACTATGTACTGCATCACTCGATCGGGCAGTTGTTTCAGAACCCTGAACTCAGGAGACAATTCCACTGGCACACTCGAAGGCTGTTTTTTCTGCACGTTGGTTTTCTTTACCTCCTCGGGCATCTGAGATGTCATACCAAGATCATCAAATCCAGACAGTTCGGGCACAGTAGAGTAGAAAACCTGTTTAGTCTCAACCAGCTCAGGAGAACTATACAGATCATAGACCGAAGTGTTACCTCTGAGAGCGTGCTGCAACCGGTTCGCTCTTGCTCGATCGACTTCTCTAACTTTAGACTCCTCGATAACCGGAGGTTCGGGTTGTTGGTGGAAGTCTACCCATAAGGGAGCGGTAAGTGGTGAAATCCCGACGACACTAACATGTGATACGGTCTCCGGGGGTAGGGGCATTGAGTCGACCTCGACATGGATCGGGTCTGGGGTGACAAGCTGGTCTAGGATCATACAGAAAGGGTCTGTCCGCCAGGTCGTCCAACTGGCCGTCCCTGCGGCTCCGCTGGCTGTAGTAAAGATGGCGAACACGTTAAACACGGGACTCCCACCAAACTCGACCACCAAAGGTGCTATCAGCGAAGAGACCGTCGGAACACTAAAGCCGTCGTCCCACGGAGCCCCGTTGTTGAAAAAAGACCCAGTTGCCAACAGTATGCGACTATTGAGCTGATCGTGATAGACGTTCCCACCGTACTGATTGCCTGGTGTTAGCACAAGCTTCTGTTGTGAGTTTAACATGCTCACGGATCCAGCAAGATCGAGGTACACTGACACAATGATATTGTCCGTGTCGCTGGACAGGTCCTCAAAGTAGTGGTTAAACGCTCTTGGGAACACGACATTGTAATGACCGGTTGGAACGCCTGCCCCTAGGTCTACTGTTAACATAGTCCTCTGGCCCAGGTTTAAATTTCCTAGTGCGGTCGCAATAGGCTGGTTAAACACTGACCCGGTCAATGGGACTGAACCTATGTTCATCGTCACTCGTCTAGGTATAAAGGGGCCGTCTCCTTTGTGAGAACCACTACCTACGTCTCCCACTGTCAGCTTACCGTCAACCGACAGTACGTAACCTACCGGCAGTGAGTTCGTGCCTCGAGCTTTCGACGACTTAAAGTTGCTGTCCTCCCAGTGCATGTAACAGACGTCCATGCTATTCTTGTTTTTGTACGGACATCCGTCGAAGGCACAGTAACCGGCCGTTTTGACCCTGGTCTTACAGTCCTTCACGCTAGCAGAAACCCAGTCCTCAAATAACTCGGACATGTACGCTCCCGGCTCGAGAACATCGGCCCCTTTTTTCGTGAAAGTGTCGTCAAGGCCTTTGATGTGAACCATCAGTGTGGCCAGCACAGCTCGCGCGTGCTCAATCTTTGGCGCTAACTCTCTGTCTTTACACACTGCTTTACCAGGCCTTGCGGCTTTACCCTCTTCTCTCGACTCTTCACCCCTCCCCACCACCCTCCCACACGCGCGCACCCCACCTCCCCCACCCCAACTCTCTCTAGCTCTTTCTGCACTCAACGCTCTCTCTCTCACCGCACCGCTCTCGCGCTCACTCACCTCACTCTCACTTACATGAACACTTACTGTAGAACACAATATACTACACGCACTCGCCCTGACCGGCGATGCTTCTGGCTTGTCTGCTTGTATTGTGTGTTCGGAGCATTGAGAGATGCTCTCCTTATTCTGTACTGTGTGACCCAACACTACACCCGCGGTTTTGGAGGTACTCATGAACAATAAAGTGTTTATTTTTCCTCATTTTATAGTCCTGCTGCAGCTCGGACTGGTGCCGGTCTCTGTCCAACAACATGCCTCCGGAGACATGTTGAGTCATCTGAGCTAGGTCAGATCCTTGGTCAAGGTTTTTGTTGATTTGTTCCTGCGTATGGAACCACCGTATCTATTCTCCAGCAGAGTGCTGTCTGATCGATAAACTCAGATGTCGCGCCGCAAAGTACGTCTTTTGGCCCACGACACGCTTCTACACACAAGGGCTCATCTGCCCACACTAGCTTTTGTCTGCTTCTTTAGAAAGATGACTGAAAGTCCGAATGAAAATGGAAAACCGGCGGTCAGACCGGAGTGATACAAGGAAGAAGAACCTTCCACAGCCGCTAGTGCTGTTTTTGAGAAGGAGGAGAGGACACAAACACATAAATCAAAAAACAAAAAGCCGAAGTCCTTCGGGGAAAAA